GGACTGTTACACCCACCAGGATTTTTTCTTACCCTAAAATTTGCAGATATTTTAACCTTTACGAATGGATCAAACCTGAAGCTGGCGGGGGATTTTGTAACTACTGCTGACGACACCATCACCTTACAGTTTGACGGAACTAATTGGGTAGAAATTAGCAGGAGTATAAATTAATCTTCCCCCCTGCAAAGCAGGCCAGCCAACGAACAGATCGTGCTCCAATGCGTCTTGTACAGATTCATTATATAAGGTTATTTAAATGAGTGATCCAGATAAATCTGATATAGAATTAGTTCTTACTAAATGTTTAGTAGACCTTAAAGCTGCATGTTGGATATTATTTCCTGAAATTTACACAGCTCCTTTCTCTACTCTTCATGATCAGATATTTGAACTCTTAAATTCAGGACATAAGAAGATAGTAATAGCGGCTCCTCGTGGAATAGGTAAGACTTCTATAGCTAGGACTCTTGCTATGAGGGCCATACTCTTTAGACTTTCTAATTTTATAGTTTACTTAAGTAATTCAGCCACTAGTGCAGAGATGCAAACGGAGAATATAAAAAGAGATTTACTGTCTAATCAACAAGTTAAGTATATATTTGGGAATATTAAGGAATCAATAGATAAAGTAACTTCTATAGATGAATCTTTTAGTAAAAGTGCCTGGTCTGCATATGGTAATACTTATATACTTCCTAGAGGGGCAGGTCAACAAGTTCGTGGATTAAATTGGTCTAATTATCGTCCTGATTTAATTATAATAGATGATTTAGAAAACAAAGATGAGATTCAAAGTAAGGAGAATAGAGATAAATTAAAAAGTTGGTTCTGGTCTGATTTGATGAAGACTGAGTCTAGATATGGTAGAGAGTGTTCTTTTATCTATATAGACACTATAAAACATGAAGATTCCTTATTGGTAGACTTACTTAACTCTCCACAGTGGAAATCTCTTCAACTTTCCATTTGTGATGATAACTATAATTCTTATGACGAGAATTATATGACTACTGCTGAAATTAAAGAAGAGGTAGAAGAGCATCGTAGACTTGGAACTCTCGATTTGTTTTATATGGAACGTAGAAATATTCCTATAGCTAAAGAAGACGCAGTTTTTAAGCAATCATATTTCAAGTATTTTGAGGATTTAGGAGACTCTCTTAAGGTTATAGGATTAAATGGAGAAGTAGAAGAAATAAGAACTTATAATCTTACTCATATAACCATAGTAGATCCTGCTAAAACAGTCAAGTTGCAAAATGCTGAAACTTGTGTAATAACAATGGCTGTGGATAGGACTAGTAGAAAAATCTTTGATAGAGAAATTGTAAGTAGAAGGATGTATCCTGATGAAATTTATGATGAGATGTTTAGACAGGTTAAGCAGTTTAACTCTTTTATTTTAGGATACGAAACTACAGGACTTAGTGAGTTTATTAGCCAGCCTATAGAAAGTGAATGTAGAGTAAGAAATATCCATCCTATGCTAATGGAACTTACGGCCAGAAGGGGAATAGGTGAAAGAGGTAAGATTGAACGTATAGCTACTCTTGCTCCACTTTATAGATTAGGTTACATGTATCATAATAAAAATAACTGTGGAGTATTAGAAGGACAATTATTAGGTTTCCCACGTTCCAAACTTTGGGATGTTATGGATGCTAAAGCTTATATTACCTACATAATGGACAAGCATGCAGTTTATTTCGATCCTTCAGATGAAGTAGAAGAAACTCCTATAGAAGATGACTATGCATCATTAAGTAATGATTCTGAGTTAGATGAACAACTAATGGGATTTGCTATATAACTTGCTCTCTTGAAAAATTCACTTAAGGAATTTAATAATGCCTAATATTTTATATGGAAATTTAGGAAAGTATAGATCCAGAAATCCTCAATTTCAAGAGAAGTTTGAGTATACTTACCCAGAAGGTTTAAATCTTACTCCTGGGAATAAACTTCATGACAGAATAAGAGATGAAGTTATGGATAGAGCTTTTGAATCTTCTACTGTAATGAGTACTAGATATAGTGATTGGAATAGTATAGATCACACTCTAACTGCCTATATTCCTGTTGATGAAAAGGAGCAGGAAGTTAAAGATAAAGATTCCAGAAAACCTATAAGTATTGTATTTCCTTATTCTTATACTGTATTAGAGACTTTACTTAGTTACTATGTAGCGGCATTTTTGCAGGACCCTATTTTTAGATATGAAGGTAGTACTCCTAAGGATGTTATAGGGGCTATACTGTTAGAGTTAGTTATAGCTTTTCAGTGTACTAAAAATAAGGTTGGGCTTAATTTACATACCCAGGCTAGAGATGCTTTTAGTTACGGTTTTGGAGTGACTACTCCAGTATGGAAAACTGAGTATGGGAAGAAAACTGTGAGTCAAATGACTGGAGGGTTGTTTGGGTTTGGCCAGAAGGAAGAATTAATTACTTTAGATAATCAGTTACTTTTTGAAGGGAATGCTTTAGAAAATATAGATCCTTACTTATATCTTCCAGATGTAAGTGTACCTATTCATGAACCTCAAAGAGGAGAGTATATAGGATGGATTAATAAGACTAACTATATGACTCTACTTGGGGAAGAAAGAAATAATATAGAAATATTTAATGTTAAGTATTTAAAAAAACTACAAGGACGTAAGACTTGTGTGTTAGTAGGAGACAGTAGTGGTAGAAATACTAAATCAGGAATTTCTTCTGAAGATAACCGCTTTAGCGGCTCTTCTACTTCTACTGATACTATAAGAATGTATATAAGAATAATCCCTAAAGAATGGGAATTGGGATTAGGAGAATATCCAGAACTTTGGTTCTTTGAGATAGGAAGTGATGAGATTGTCTTACAAGCTAGACCTGCTAATCTTGATCATAATATGTTTCCAATAAGTGTTATAGCTCCAGATTATGATGGTTATTCGCTTAGTCCTATATCTAGGATTGAGATTTTGTATGGAATGCAAGGAGTTCTTGACTTTATGTTTAATAGTCATGTAGCTAATGTACGTAAAGCTATTAATGACATGATTATTTATGATCCTTATCAAGTCAACTCTAATGATTTAAGAAATCCTTCTGCAGGAAAGCTTATTAGATTAAGACGACCTTCTTGGGGTAAAGGTGTAAAAGATGTTGCTCAACAGTTAGTAGTAAATGATGTAACTCGTGGGAATATTGCGGACTCTACTTGGATAGTACAGTGGATGGATCGAATCTCTGGTGCAGATTCTTCAATGCAGGGAGCTTTAAGAACTGGTGGTCCTGAACGTTTAACAGGTACTGAATTTCAAGGTACTAGAGCAGGAGGAGTTTCTAGGCTTGAAAGACTTGTGAAGATAGCAGGGATGCAAGGAATGCAAGATATAGGGATGTTCTTTGGAATTCATAATAAACAGATGATGTCTGAAGAGACTTATATTAAAGTAACCGGTGATTGGCAAGATGTTCTATTGGCAGAATTTGAAAAGAATATAGATAGAGGGCGTCTGGCAGTAGATCCTAGACAGATAGACATTCATTATAATGTTATACCTAGAGATGGATCAGTTCCTGGAGGCAACTACTCTGATGCCTGGATTAAACTATGGCAAATATTTGGAGCAAGTCCTGAACTAGCTCAACAGTTTGATATAGTCAGAATCTTTAAACATATAGCTAGAAATCTTGGAGCTAAAAATGTAAATGATTTTGTAAGGAGAGGAGGTAATATTCAAACTAAAACAATGCCAGACGAAACAGTAAGACAACAGGTACAACAGGGTAACTTAATGCCTATGCAGATGAATCCTCAACAACAGGTAATGTAATGAGTAAACTGAGTGATGCTTTAAAAATTGTAGAATTAGGAGACTTCTCTACAGACTATAAGCCTAAAAGTTCAAGTTTAGCTTTAAAGGAATTTTTAGAAAGTTCAATCTATAAAGATTTTTTAGGAGAACTGGCAGCTAGAATAGAAGATCTTAGAGACTTTTTGGAAGTTAGTGATTCTAAGAAATACTTTGCAGCTCAAGGTGCTGCTGCTTTTGCTAGATTAGTTAGTAATATTTTCTTAGACCTACTAGAAAATAAGTTATCTGATATTAGAGAAGAAGAATTTAAACATGAAGAAAAAGAGGAGGATCTGTAATGGATGAAGTAACTAAAGAGGTAGAGAGTGGAAATTTAGATATAGGTGAATCTAGTCAAGAACAGATTGATGAGTTTTTAGAGGATCAACCTATAGAAGAAGAAGAGGTTATTAAAGAATCTGATACAAAATTCGTAGAGGAAAAGGCCTTGGCTGAAGAGCCTGCGAAGATTGAGGAAGAAGTAGTAAAGGAAGAGAAAAAGAAGGATGAAATAGTAGAGAATAAAGAGGATTCTTCTATTGCTGAAATAGCTTCTTTAAAAGCCCAAATAGAGGCTATGCAAGTTTTAGTGGATAAGTTAGCTGTACCAACTACTAAAGTAGAAGAATCTGCAGTACCTACTAAGATTAAAGAACTTGCAGAATTGTTGGAAGAAGTAGACTTTGACTCTGTGATGGAAAGTAAGGAGAATTTTTCTAAGTTCTTTCTAACAGCAATGCAAGCAGTTCAAGAACAAACAGCACAAAAGATTCTTTCTTCTATTCCTAACATTGTAGGTTCACATGTTCAAAGACAGGCTACTTTAAAAGATGTAGCTACAGAGTTTTATAACAAATATCCTGAACTTAAGAGAGTAAAAAGATATGTAGGAACTGTAGCTAATGAAGTCTATGCTGCTAATCCAGACTGGAATTTAGGGCAGATTATGGAAGAGACAGCTAGAGTAACGAAAGAGACTTTGAATATTAGAGACTCTATAGAAACTAAGGAAAAGAAAGAATCTGCTAAACCTGCTCTTCCTGGAAGTGGTGGAGGTGTTAGAGGGCTTAACAGACCTTCATCTAAGTTACAAAGTGAGATTGATGAGTTACTTATAGATTAAGTTAACAATTAGATTTAGTGGAGGTTAAGATATGGCTGGAGAGGGAAGGTTTATAGATAACTTAATGAAAGGTGACCTGGTTCCAACTGGGACCTTAAAGGCAGATAATACTAAAAGATATTGTCTGGAAAAATTTAACACTCAACCTATTTGTCAAGTAATTAATGCTACTACAGCTAACCCAAGTGGTACTGCAAA